CGTCGGCAAACGCTTGGGCCGCCTCCGCCTGGATGGTTTGGTACTCGGCCACCATCGCCCGCACCGCTGGGGCACTGGCATGGTTTTTCTGAGCGATGGCGGTGATCCGATCCAGCACCTCGCGGTCTAGATCGCTGGCACCTTCTGGCAGAGTCACGCCGTATCCCGTGGGCGAGCCCTCGGTGGGCACCTGGGCCAGCGCTTGGTAGCGGGAGACTTCCTCCGGCGTAGAGGATTCCCCAGGGTAAGCGGGGCCAGTCTTGCGGAAATGCAGGTAACTCTTGGCGAGCCCTTTGACATCCTTGAAATCTTTCAGCGCGTCGGCATGAGGGGAGAACTCATCCCCGAGCCCGCTAGTCCAGCCCTCGGAGAAACTCCCGTCTGGATTGAAATGCACCGGTGGGGTGATCGTAGCCGCCGCAGCGCCGCCGCCATCCCCACCGCCATCGCCGCCCTCAAGGACGGCTTCATTGTGTAGTCTTTGGAATCGTTGTTTCATGTTTTTAATAGTAAATCGGGAGCGAGTTCAGTCTCGCAATGGCCACCGAGGTGAGCTTGTCACCGTGCAGCTTGATCATGTGTTGAGCTCGTGATTGGTAGGTTTCCAAGAACCGAGTGTCGTCGTAATGGACACTCGACCAGTTGAGATAATCCGCCCCGCCCTCACCCTGCACCGGGCACTTGGCGGGGGGGCACTCACTTGACGGCACCTGGGCCGGTATCGGCGCTGGCATCTTCGGCGGTGGCGAGGTTGGCGAGGATTTCGTCAACGATGCTTTGTCTCCCGACGCGGACGTGGGTGGCGTAGGGGTCGATGACACCCCCGGCGGTTGGTAAGTAGGCAGGCTTCCCGTGTCCGGCAAGGTGCTTGAGGGATTCAAGCACTCGCTTTCCGGCATCGGATCCAAACGTGGCTCGGTAGTCGGAGAGGATGGATTGTTGTGCTCGGGTGATGGAGTCACGGTTCTGGCTTTCTTGCTTGGCATGGTCTTTGGTCGTCATGGAAAAATCACGCGGCTTCCTCTGGCGGTTGCAGCTCGGAAAGATCCGAGAGGCCTTGGGCGCCGCCGAGTTGGTTCACCGCGCCGGCCGCTTGCTGGGCCATGGCCGCTTGGGCCTGCATCGCACGTCCCTCTTGGATGGCTTGGATGCCCTCCGCCGGTAGGATGAAATTCTCGGGCAGTCCCTTGTAGCGGAAGAATGCTGGGCCGATGGTGCCCCAGTTGACGAAATCAAACACGCTCGGGTTAAACTGCGCCCCGATGGACATGACGTTTATCGCATCCGCGAAGTTGGCAAGTTGGCTCTGCTCGAGCGCCAACGCCATGGGAGACGTGAATTCAACGCCGGGATCCTCGAGGTAGAGTCCCAGCTCGCCCCGCACGAGAAGCTCATCAGGTGGTCGCTCAATGAGCCCTTGCCGCAGGCCGATGGAAAAACTCCGGCGGATGATCGGGGAAAGGAACTCGCGGGTAAGCCCGGCGAGGATCGGGTGGAACAATTCGCGGGACTCAGAAACCAGCGCACGCACCTGCTCGGCGGTGGCATCGCTTCCCAGCTGGGAAATCCCATTGAACAGCGGCACATAGAACGCGTCCTCGATGGCCTTGCGCTTGTCGGCCAGCCTGTCCTTGCCGATGTCGTAGCGACCATTGGTGAGCCACTCTTCCGGCTTGTGGCCATTGCTCGGATCATAGCAGGTCAGACCGAGCGCACGGAAATTCACATCCCCTTTGATGTTCGCAGGGTATAGCACCCGAGGAAACGCCGCCGTTTCGGCCAGCGTGTCCAACATCATCTCGATGAAATTCGCCTGCGTCGCCTCGCGAAGCGCCATGTAGCTTGGTGGCCACCCATAGGGACTGTTGCCCCAGCGCTCCCAGCGGGACACCGCCACCGGGAATTCATCGTAGCCCTCTTCCGCCAGGATGAATTTCTCTTTGACCAAAATATGGAAACTTTCCCACGCCTTATTTTTCCCGTCCACCTTGCGCGGGTCACGATCCATCCGCGGGCGGATCAGTCGTTTGACCTCGAGCGGAAGCGTCCGCTCGCGCGGGTCTTCCATCTTCTTCTCGATGGATTCGGGGATCTTGCCGTAGCGTTGCTTGAGTTGCTTGGGAGTCATCCACAGCGTCCGGCAGACCGTGTCCACCTCGCCATTCTCATCCTCCTCGATGCTGTACGTCCCCACCGGGTACGCCTCAAAATACAGCCCCTTGCCATTCTTGCCCTCGCGCACCTCGGTGGCCGCGGTGCCGAATGCCCCTCGGTCCAGATAGTGCTCGGTGGCGGCGGTATGAAAATTGGATTTGCGGATTTGCTGGGCCACCGTGTCCGAGGCTCGGTGATAGAACGAATGCCCGGCGTCAGAGGCTTTCACCCCATCCTCTGGCTTCATCCCGAACCACCTCGCGCCCTGCGGCGTCACCCGGGCAGATACTCCCGTGGCCAACGTCCTCAGCGAGCGCATCGCGGTGCCGTCGAATGATTCTTCATCCCTCGAGGAATCGGGAGAGAGCGACGCATTCCGGTAGCTCGACGCAATCATCGACCGCCGTGGATGCACCACCTTGGCCAGTTCCTCCCACAGCCCTTCCCATGGCCTGCGTTGCGCGTCCATCGACTCACAATGAGCCAGCAATTCGTAGCATTCGCTCATTTGCCCAGCGTGGGTGAGGTTCCCGGCGGTAGAGTGCTCATTCCGCCGGCGCGGTAGATTGTTTTATCGAACCCATAGTTCTTTTTGTCGCGTTGCTTTGCGTCTCTGGACGCAGCGGAAACATCGGTGGCCGTGGCAGACACCGGCGGCGGTGGCGGAATCACGGCAGGCAATTTAGGTGGCTTCGGCGCTTTCATGCTCGCACACTAGCAAGCCGCCTCTGGAAATCCGCTTGGACAGTTGGGCAATGTTTGCCCGCCGCAGAGTCTGGGCATCATGCCGCTGGTAGGTCACATGCTTCACCCCGTGGGCCATTGCCAGGGCGAGCAACTCCCGCAGATCCCCCGCCACACACCACACATGCCAGCTGTCATGCGTCCAGCCCGCGCCGTACGTCGTCAAACTCGTGTGGATTTCATCCGGCCACTCCATCCGCACCGGACGGCACATCACAAAGCACCTCGGCAGAGAAATCACCGCCCCCCGCTGGAAATGATAATCCAGCGCATCCGTCCAGCTCACCTCGCGGTCGTGCTTTTCGTATTCCTCGAAGGCGGTGAGGTAAGCATTCATCGCCGCCCCCTCACCATTCCGCCCACCGCTCTCGGTGGCGCCGAGTCACCGGCGCTCACCATCCCCCGCCGCCAAGCCTCCGCGAAGGTTCGGAACGCATCGGCGCTGTGACTGAATAGATCATGCTTGGGCATCTCCCGCAGCCTCATCCCCGCCGCCGCGCCTATGTCCCTGGAGTAGCCCTCCAAGCAGGCCACCCCGCTCGGGTAGTCCTCTTGGCTGTCATCCGCCTGGTGGGTGCTGCCATCCGAGTTTCGGGAGGTGTCGCAGTTGGTTTTATTGAACCAGCAATGGGGCAGAATATCACGAACGTAGCCAATCCCCAGCCACTTGTCCGGCGTCCGTGGGACGATCCCCACCGAGTGCCGGCCCGCATCGCGGATCTCGGTGACGTAGCTTTTCCCGCTCCCAGGGGCACGGGTGTCCGCATCGTGCGGCAGGTAGTGCTTGGAGATCGGCTTGCCCCACTTGTTTTCCCAGCGCAGCCAGTGATCCGGCACCCCAGATCCGGGCACGCCCTCGGCCTCGAACCAATCGAGCACAAGGAAATATCGCCCCACCGGCTGAATCAACCAATCGGAATAGTAGTCGGAAAGCCCGATGTCCGAGAACGTAAACATCGGCAAGTTCGCCTCCGCCCCGAAGTCGCAGATCCGTCCCCCCGCCCGCAGGTCTGCCATCTGCCGCCCGTAGATCGCCCCTTCCGCGATGGCCTCGAACGCTTCCCCTGGCGTACTTGGAAATTCCTTCTTCATGCCGTGTCCCTGTTCTCGGTGCTTGTGGTCATACCAAAGTTGTTGCTCGGCACTCAGCCGGATGCCGTTGTCCCGCTCAAGCCGGGAAAAATATTCGAGCATCTCCGCTCGGAGCTTGTGGCCACCAGTCGGCAGGACGTAGCGAGTGTCTTGGAACCATGGGAAAAAATGAAACCTGCTCTGCACGCTGGTCAGGTTGGCGTCGTCATTTCGCATCGCTTGGTTCACCAGTCGGTAGTGCTCGCCCACCTTGGCGCCCTCGTGGGTGCTCTCGATGTTCCGCACATTCCCCGGCGTCATTGAGTTGAACGCACCGTTGATGATTTCCCTCGCCTTGATCGGGGCCCAGATCGCGGTCTTGCCGAGCTCGCTCACATGGAGCCGTTGCGGCGTCGCACCCCGCAGCGCGGTCGAGCACTTGGCCATCGATCCATTTCCCCACGTCAGCTTCTTCGTCGCCCTAGCCACCAATGGCACCGCCCGCTTGATGATCTTGCCCGCCTGCCACGTCTCCGGGTGCAGGTCGCCGTTGTCCAGATTCTCATAGGCCGTGAGCATCATGCCCAGCTTGCTCTCGGCGTCGTCGAGCGTGTAGTCGATGATGCCGACACTCAGCCCAGTGGGCGAAAACAACAGGTCATCCAGAAAAATGATCTCGATGAACGTCGAGAACCCCAGCTTCCGTGCTTTCAAGACGTGGTTGCAGTACCACATCCGGTTGTAAAATTCCTTCTGCGCGTCGTTCGGAGTGAACGAAACCAGCACCCCGTCCGCATCCCGGATCGTGTAAAGGTTCTTCAACCTCCACGCCCGCGATGCTAGAGGAGTGTTCTGAAGACCCATCATGGTCACATCCGGTCATCGCCCACCACCATCCCGCCACCCAGCCCCGCCAGGGCTTGCGCCAGACTCCCGAGCGCCGCGGATTCTGGGTCGTCACCACTCAGCTTGTTGTCCAGGTCAATCGCCTTGAGCGGATCCAGCTTCACAATCTCCTCACTCCCTCCAGAATCGGTGATGGTGTTCTTGTACCGCAATATCAAATCCCCGTCCGGCCCACGCGGGTCTATCCCCATCAGCGGAGTCGTGACGATCCGGCAAAGGAACTCCCGCTTCGCCTGCATGGTCAGCACCTTGCCCGCCGCCGCCTTCTGACGCATCGCGCTCAGATATGTTGCGATGCTAACATTTTTCAACAGTCGGGTGCTTCCGGCGCTCGCCACTTGAGCATTCTTTGCGGTGTAACCCGCTTTGCGGTAAGCACTTGCAGCACCCACGCCATCGAGGATGAAGTCAGCAAATCGGACGTGCCGCGGATCTTTCGGAATAGGAATGAGTTCAGACATATCGGGATAATCGTTTGGAGACTCTTGCCAGTTTCTCGGTGCCTTCGGGCGTGAGTCGCAGACCCACCGGCACCCCGTCTATCTTGACCATGTAATGCGTTCGCAGCACAATGTGCCGCGTCGCATGGTAGCTGTATCCGCACTCGATTGCAATCCCCGCGAGCGTTGGCGTCTCAAATCTCGAAACTGCCACCATCACCGCGTAGCACGCAAACGACAGATTCTCCTCGGTCACCGCCCGCAGCAGCACCACCGCGAAGTTCTCAGGACTCACCGCCGCCACGGCCAGCATCTTGCGTGGCTTGCGCTGGAGCCGCGCCACCGCGAGCTGCATCCCGGCAATCATTTCCTCAAATTCAAGTTGGTCAAGTGCAGTGCTCATGGTTGGGTGCTTGGGTTGCGGTATGATGCCCAGTCAAATTCAATGGATTTCCCGTTCTCGCGAGCCCGGTCTACGATGCTCGGGCCCAGCGAGTCAGTGAGCTCCGCCTTGGTCAGGTTAGCGATCAATACGGTGGGCCTCTCGGCCGCGTAGCGAGCATCGATGACATGAGTCAGCAATCGGTGCTCGAAGGGCGTATCCCCCCTCTCCTGCATCTCATCCAGCACCAGCAACGCAGGCCGCACCAAATCCTCGATGATGTCCATTTCGGATCTCACCGAGTCTTTCCTAAAGGTCGCACGCACCTCGAGGAAAAATCTCATCGCAGTCCGGTAGCAGGAACTCTCGCCCAGCAGGCACAGCTCGGCCGCCATCCGCGTCTTGCCATTCCCGCGTTTCCCGTAGAGCACCACGATCCCCTTTCGCTTCACCCGGTCCGCGGCCACCTCCAGCGCCGCTAGCCACGGTGCCCCATAGGGCGCCACTTTCACCGCCGCCAGGTACTTGGCAGGCCATCCCGTGGCCATGCCCAGCACTTGCAGGTGCCGACGGTCACGCGCCTTGACCCACGCCGCCTCCGCAGCCTCCGCAACTTCCTCCACCGTCATCTCCACAGACTCCGGCGCGGCCTCGATGAGCGCATCAATCCGATTGATATCCAGCAGTTCGCTAATTTTCATGGGTTGTTTGGGTTGGTTGTTTCGCAGAGGCGACCGATTTCCTCGATTGCCCAATAGATGTCGTCGTGAGTTGTGAGTTCTAGGGTGCGACTGATAGCCTCCGCCAGCCTGTCCCGCTGCTCGGTGACTTCTCTTGTTTTTTCGATGTGCCTACATACCTCGCTGAGTTTATCCCCCGCTGTTTGCTCCCATCGTTCTAGCTCATTAAGTTTTCCTCTCAATCTGGATATTTCAGCAGCTAAATAACCAATCGTTTCCAGATCGTTAAAACATCCCGCCTTGTTTGGCTCGTCGATAATTTCGGGAATAATGGTTGTTTGTGGTGTGTCAGTGTTCATGGCAGTTCGATGGTTTCTTTATACCCGTTCATCCGGTGGCTTTTCGCGCCGGCTTGTTTCTGGCTCGGTAGCCACCCCTGGCTATGCCACTTGCGAATTCCGGCTTTCCAATCCTTCACGGGGCTGGTGCCGTTCTTCCACCCGTTCGCCTCCCAGTGGTGGAACATCGACTCACCATCGATGGCCGGCATTCCGATCTCCACCGCGAACAATTTCAGTTCGTTCACATCACCACGCGCCTTATTCTTACTCGTAAGAGTAAGAATACTCTTCTCTTCTCTTCTCTGGTCGCGAATTTGTCGCGGCGTTGTCACGCTATCAACGTGACCAATCCGTGACTTTTGTTTCCGCTTGGTCGCCAAACACCTTGATTTTGCAGTGTCTCCGTTGTGTCGTTCGTAATTTGGCAATATCAAACGGCCGTTCAGTTCTTGTATCCACCCCACCGTCTGCATTGCGTCCACAAATCCTGTCACGCCAGTTCTGCGTTCCAGTAGCGTTCGCACCGTGACAGGAGCGTGACCAGAACGTGACTGCTCATCGAACCAAGACCACACCCGCAGCAGCTTACCGACCACCGCGTCCGGGTCGATCCCAAGGATGCCCGCCATTTCGAATACCTCGGGTTTATCCATGGTCACCTTTTCAAATTTCAACCAATCTCCAGCCATGATTTTTCTTGTTGAGGGATGTGGTTTCAGAAAGGAATTTCTTCATCGTCGTCATCGGGTGCCGCCGCCGCAGGTGCAGGTGGCATCCCTCGGGCCGGTCGGGGGTCTTGACGCGGTGCCGGTGCATCCTCGCGCACCGGGTACAGCGAGAGCCAGCCGCTCCACTCCGGCGAGCAAGGCAGAGCATCCAGCTTCAGACTGATCTGGCCGCTAGCGTTGGTGAATGCTTTCCCGCAGGGGTGGTATCGCTTTTTCTTGGTGCCATCGCCAGCGGTGTATTCTCCCATGCTTGCAACAATGTCGTGTGTCGGTCGTGCCATTTTTTTTATTTATGTAGTGTGGTGAAAAAATATCCGGCAGAGCATTCGCCCCGCCTTCTCGGTTTGCTGGTCACTCAGGCGGGCCATGAGCCCCTCGCCACCGTTGAATCGGAATGGAACCGGCAAATGCCTCTCGGGTGCCGTGTACACCTCAGCCCGCGGTAGCCTGGAGACGAGTTGCAACGAGGCCGCAGGAATCACCCGGCTGGCATTCACCGCCACCGCAGGCGCCACGCAGTAACGCGCCTTCCCCGAGCTCGCATCCCACATCGGCAAGACACCGTCGCGGTATAGATCCAGAGTGCAGTCATCCAGCTTCCGCCATCCCGCCGCATCCTCGTGCGGGCTACGGTACCATCCGCCCAGTCCCTGGAGGCGCTCAAGCATCGCCGCGCCGCCACTCCCAAATGATTCGGTAAAATTAAAAAATCTCACCGCAATGTACCCGTTGGAACAATAAAGTTTCCCATCCGCGCCAAATGCCGGTGCATGGTAAATGTGCCCAGGCACCGGGTGGCAAAACCATGGCAGTGCCTCCGCCGGCACCGGGTGCCCAAACGGACGCTTGGACGCAGGAATTAAATTCACAGGTGCAGGGTGATTTCTAATCGAGGGTTTTTCGCATCCACCGCGAAGGTGGATAGCCCCGCCTTCGGTAGATCGTGGTCGTCCATGTTCAGTGCCTCGGCGATGCCGTCGCGGTACGCCTTGCAGCAGGCCTCGGCGTTGTCATCGTCCCGCCGCCGGTTCGTCCGGAAATAAAACGCCAGAGAATAGCCAGTCGGCTTGATGTCCCGCAACGCCGCCGACATCCGCACCATCCCCCACGCCAACGCCCGGTGACGCTTCACTAGCATCGACTTTTTCGCCCAATGCACCCGCCCGTTCGGGCCGATGGCAAGCAGTGGTATAGGTAATGTAATTTTAAACGGACTCATCAATTGTCGTCAGATTCGGATGCTTCCGCCATCGCGGCCCACCGTCCGATGGCATCGCGGATGTCATTCAGCTCGATGATGGCCTTATCCACCGCAGCCTGCGCGTCTTCCACACAGGCCACCGCAAACAGCACGGTGTTCGGCACCGTGAGCGCCTCGCTCAGATGCATCGCCACCGCGCCCATTTCCTCGAGCACCTCCACCAAATCACGGCGGGATTTTTTTAAAATATCAGTCGCAAATGTCATGCCAGTGCCCCCCTCATGGTAAGCAACATCCGCAGCACCGCCGCACGTCGGCCCATCACCCAGCGTTGCTCGTGATCACGGCGGTCATGCGCGGGGCGCCCACCCAGATCCTTTGCCATCGCCAGCGCGGTTTCCAGCTTCAGCCCAGACACCGCACGGTCATGCTCCGCGGCTTCCTTCGCATCCCGGGCAGCATAGGCATCCCACGGATCATTTCGAGACGCTGCCGCCCTTGGTCGCGTGATGGTAATCTCCCGCTCCAATGGAAAGCCTCGTTTCACAGAGGGCGGGCGGTAGTCGGTGGTGGTGGATTTAGGTCTACGGAGTGGCATAAATTTAGCGGAGGTAAGAGAAACTGGCCGCGATGGCCGCGAAAAATAACAGAGCACTCGCCAGGCTGATGAACATGGCGAACAGCGCGAGCCGCAGCGCCCGCCGTGAACGGGGCCTCGGGAGGTGTTGGATGTATGGATTCATAGGTTTCATTGTTGGTAGAGGACGATGACGATTAGCCACATGGTGGCGTTGATGCCGATCAGGCCGGCGAGGATGTATTTCATAATTCGTGGTGGTATTGTTGCAGGGCCTTCATGGAGATCCCGTTCCGCCGCTTGCCCATCGGCCGCAGCGTGAATGTCCGCTCCACTTGCGAGCGGGACAGCCCGGTGAGTTGAGTGACCATTGCCACCGGCACGGTCATGAGTTCCGCTAAATCACATTCCTTGCGAATGGCAGCGGCGAGTAAGTCCGCCGCGCGTTCGATAACCGCGGCCCTGTCTGTGGGTGATAGTGTCATGATTCAGAAATTCTCGAAATGAATTGATCCAGGAGGGATTCCCGAGCCGCCAGCAGATGCTTGCACCGCTTCAGCGTCGTCTCGTCAGCGATGTGCCCCAGCGGCGTCCGAGGGTTGCGGTTCCGCGTCAGCACTGGCAACACGCGGTAGCCGAAATCTTCACAAGAGCATTCCCCGAATCCATCGAAGGCACCCAGATCCACCACATGGGCGATCTCTGGCCGCGTCACGCTCTCGAAGCGGTAGCGCAGAATGTGATCGTGCGGGTGCATGATCATGGTCGTGCCCCCCCTACCAATCCTGCCAGTTTCCCTAAACCTTTTGGCGTCACCCGCACCTGGCTGGTGATCTTATCGCTGCCGTCCGAGCGGGAGAAAGACGCCGTCTTGTGCTCCAGCAGTCCCTTATCCAGCACCCACTGGAATGCGACCCAGTCCGCACCGCGGCGGAAGATCCAGCGGTTTGCTCTCAACCACTCAAATAAATCCGCCGGGCGCAGGCTCAAATCCTTCGCTGCGTTGGAAACGCACATCGAGCCCTCACTCCCCGACAACCGATCCATGGCCGCCGCTTTCGGCGTCATCTCACACACGCTCATCTCCAAGCCCGCCACCTGGTCGCTCAGATCCGCAGCCAACCGCAACGCCTCACCGATTGTTCTAGGTGTTTCAAACACCTGTTTAAACGATTGTTTACCTTCGAGGTCGTGCCACCGGTCGATGATGGCAAGGCGGTACTTCACCGAGTACCCAGAGATGACCAAGTCACACTCGCGGCGCGGGAGTTGGTAGCACTTCTGTTCGCGGTTTTGAGCGTCGCGGTAGGTGTCCCCAAATTTGGGGGCATCGATTCCGGCTTCCGCCAGAATGCTTTCAATGTCGCGAAGAACATGGTCATGCCGCTTGCCGGTGCTCGATGCGATTTGCAGAGACGACATCGTCAGGCCGCTCGGAGCCATCACCGCCGGCACCGAACTTTCGGGCGCCGCATCGATGATGCGATCCAGACCCACGAACGAGATTTCATTGTTGTTGATCATAAGATTCAAGTGGGTTGCGGGCCGTCCGCCTTCTTCGCCTGGGCAGCCAGATAAACCTTGGCCGCATCGCGGGGGGTGATGCCGAGCAGGTCGGCCAGTTGAAAGATTTTGACCATGGCGGCGGCGCTCAGGTCGGTGTATTGAAGAGATATCGAATGCATGTGTCGCTTACTGATGCGTTATTAAAAACACAAATTGTGGCATTAGTCAACACATTATGTGTGTTTTTTGTTGTTTTATTTTCTGCATCGGTTAATTTAAATCATGAAAATAACCAGAGAGCCTGTGAATCAATGGCTTGCAGACAATAGGAGAGGACGAGAGTGGTTAGCTAACAGATGTAATACTAGCCTTTCTAACGTCGGAATGTGGCTCAATAAAAAAGGCGATGGTCGTCCCATCCCTCCGGAGCATCAAATCACCATCCGAAAACTGATGGACGAAGACACCGCCGCAGCCCAAGCCACCCCGCCTCACACGCTGGTGTTAGAATTCAATTCCAAGCAATACGCGCCCATCGAACAGGCTGCACTGCAAAATCATGAAACCGTTCGCGAGTGGGCAAAAAGAACTCTCAACGACGCAACGGAGGCAGACATGAAAACAGTTGTGGAAAAACGCAACGGTACTCACAGCAAGAACTCATCATAGGCCCGTGGGCGGGCCCAGCGAGTCAGTGAGTTAGAAACCTCTTGTTTCTAACTTACTCATACAAATCACTTGTTTATTTCTTCACCGTATGACTGCCAAACGCCGAAACAAAATTATTCTGGGGAATAGCCACCTCACGGTTTACCCGTGGGAGCATCCCACCACCGGGGCCAAGCGTTGGCGATTTGCGTTCCTCGATGCCGGCGTTCGCAAATACCGCACCTTCAAGACCAAGGTCGCCGCCGAGCACGCGGCCACCCAGATCCTCCGCGAAACCCCAGCAGGCCTCACCTGGAGTGGCCTCGATACCGACACCCAGAAATTCCTAGAGGAAGTCCACCGCCGCACCCCACCCAGCGAGCGGCCATCCCTGCTTGCATTCCTCCGCTCCCGAGACAGCTCCGCGGAAGTAGAAACCGCCGTCGCCGCATTCATCGCCCACAAGACATCAGAGGCCGGAGAGCTCACGCCCCACCTCGCCGCCGTCGGCAGCACGCTCGCCCACCTCGCCGCCGCATTCCCATCCCGCCGAGTCTCAGAGATCCACCTCCCCGAGCTCGCCGCCTGGTGGACAGCCAAGGGCAAAGGCAAAGCCAGTAAGACCCAGCGGGACATCCGCGCCGTCTTGGTCACCTTCTGGCGCTGGAGTCTCCGCCAGGGCATCGCAGGCAGCGAGCCCATCACCGTGGCCGAGCGCCTGCCCGCCGTGAAAGTCGAAACAGGAGAAAAGCGCATCCTCAGCGTGGCCGAGCTGCAATCCATCATGGCCCATGTCGAACCAGAATTCCGTGCATGGGTCATCCTCGGTGCCTTCGCCGGCATCCGCCCGGACGAGATCGCCCCCGGCATCAACAAGAAAAAAGCCAAGCGCGGACTCCACTGCGAGGAGATCGACTGGGACTTCAAAGTCATCCGCCTTCCCGCGGTCGTGAGCAAGACCAACCGCCCCCGCATCATCCCCATGAGCGAAGCCCTCATCGCAGGACTCAAGTGGGCGCTCATCGGCCCCGGCATGACTGGCCCCACCACCCTCCAAAACCCCAGCCAGACCCATCAGCTCGCCCGCCTGGGCCGAGATCTATTCGGTGGCCTATGGCCCAAGGACGCGCTCCGGCATTCCTACGGGAGTTACCGCAACGCCATCGTCAGAAACCTCGATCAAGTGGCCGAGGAAATGGGAAATTCCGTGGCGATGCTCCACCGGCATTACCACAACCCCCAACCCGCCCAATCTGGGCGCGAGTGGTTTGCCGTGCGTCCTAACAAAAAGCCTAGCAGAAAACAGATTGCGTGATCCGCAAATGATCCGCTGAAATGCAGCTCTCATAGCGTTCATTGGGATTTCCTAAAAAATAAATCCCTTATTCTATAAGGAAAACAGCGCGAATGAACGCTGGAAAAAGTAGCCTCACAAGGGCTCGAACCTAATGACAATGTAGTAAAATCAAGGAAAATTAGCCTCTGATCCGCAAGTGATCCGCTGGATTTCACCAGGTCAATTCGTCGCCTCGAAATGCATGCTATCAAATCCCCAACTGGATCCGCCGGACTTGAATCCCTCTTTTGCGAATGTCTCCATGACTTCTAACGGCATGGTCGATTGCATGGGCCATGAGTCGTGGAATGCGTTAGATTCTGGATCGAGATCGATGGCGGCACCGTAGGCGTGGAGAGAGTAACTGTTCCCGCCGCGTTTTTTTCGGAGGTTGTAACATCCCGCGTAGCGTTTGAGGAGGCCCGCGTGGGGGCCGGCGGCGAGCTCGGTGAGCACGCGCTGAAGGGGCTCGGCCACTCGGTGGTGGCAGCGGATGGATTTCACCGGCTTGCCGTCGTATTCGCAGCCGAGGGTGGGAACCATGAGCGAGACGAGTTGCGATTCATCCCCGGGCTCTCCAAAGAATTTTTCGAGGCTTGCCGCATCGGGTCGCGGCCATGGCTTCACCTGGCGAATGAAGCCGTAAAGATGGCGCTGGCAGGCGGCAATGCTTTGTGGCCCCCAGAACCCATCCACTGGGGTGCCGACGCGCTCCTGCA